TCCATCAATATCTGCAGAAACAGATCCCAATGAACCATTTGTTCCAACCATTGCATATTCTGTAATGGCTATGTTGTTTGATGTATCCAATGTTAAGATAACCTTTGAAACATCTGTGTGTGTTCCATATGCAATCTTAACAAGGAATTCTGCCGAACGATATGAAGCGTGTGGCCATGCAAATGCTGTGTGTGTACTTGCTGTTGGTACATCATGTGTTGCAGCAACTTGCTTTGCTACAGAAGCAATATCTATTGCATCAAAGTCTGGAATAACTGCTTCAAGAGCAGATACTGCACGAGCATTTGTGAAGTAGAGATTTGTTGAACCTTCTGCAAGATCATCTGTATCAGAATCTGCAACACCGTTTTCTGCAGTAATTGTTAGATTATCTGATCCGTCCTTTGTGATGACAATATTTGTCTTCGTTGCGTTTGCAAGAAGTGTTGCTGCCTCTGCCTTAGCACGAGCAGCAGTGTAGTAAAGGTTTGTACCTTCTTCAATGTCTGTTGTTGTAAGAGCATTGATTGCATTATTAATTGCATCATTACGATCTTCAACTTCATCAGCGATCTTTCCATCTGTGTATATATTTGCATTTTGTTCTGCAGTAAGTGCTACACCATTAGCGTATCCTTCATAAGCAGAGGTAATTGCAATTTCACGAGCATCTGTATGAGCAATTGCTGCTTGTTCTGCTGCTGCTGCAACACCGTCTGCATACAAATTTGTAGCAGTAACACTTGTATCGATTGCAAATGTTGTGCCGTCAAGTGTTAGACCACTTCCAGCAAGGTATGTACCCTGACCTGAGAACTGTGTCCAAGACTGTCCAGCAAAACCAGTTAGATAATGATCAGCCTGTACCCATGCTGTAGAACCATAGTTGGTTCCTTCCATTACGAATACTGCTGCGCCAATAAGTTCTGATGCTGCATTTGCATCTTCTGGACGAGTAAGTGTCCAGTTTCCGCCAGTGCTATTAAAGACATAAATACCGCTATCTGCACCAGCGTTGTTGATAAGTACTCTGTATCCGCTATCTGCATCTCCTAGTGGGTCATGTCCATCAATAATTAACTGTGATGCTCCGCTACCAGATAGTACTGGAATCGCTGCATCGTATAGAAGATGAACTGCTTGCTTCCAGTTTAGGCCAGAAGATAGTCCGTCTGCATATGCCTTAGCATTATTTTCTGCTGTTGTGGCTGCTGCATCTGCATAGTTATTTGAACGAGTTACTTCTGCAGCAATTTCATCATCTGTGTATGAATTGGCATCTGCAAGTGCTGCATTTGCCTTTGTTGTAGCATCTGATGCTGCATCTGCAATTGCATCATTCTTAGCAAGAAGAATTGCTGCATCACGAGCAGTTACTTCATCTTGGATTTCTGCATCTGTGTATTGCTGTGCTGCAAGAATTGCATCTGCCTCAGCATCTGCTGCTGCACCAATTGTGTCCCACAAACCAGTGTTTGCAGTTACTGCTCTTGCATCTGTAAAATATTTATTTGATGAACCTTCTGAAAGGTCATCTGTGTCGTGGTTTGAAAGTGAAGAAACTGTACCAGTTACATCACCAACAAGGTCTGCTGTGATTTCTCCAGCAGCAAAGTTGCCTGAGCCATCACGCTTTACAACCTTGTTTGCTTCATTTGCTGATGTGGCTGTTCCGCCAATCAGGTTGACGATATAGTTCTGATCGTCTGTTTTCTTTGTAAGAATGTCAAAATTATCAACTGTTGCGGTTGTGCCTTCAACGATGAGACCATTCTTTACTTTAAAGTCTTTATTTACTACTGCCATCTTTTATCTCCTTATTTACGCCTTAAGTCCAATTCGTGCATAACGAACTGTGACTGGCTTAATTGCTTGGTCTGGTGTAACAGTTAATGAAACTGTGTTTCCAACCCTAGAGACGCTAACGGTGCCAATATTCCCATCATTGTCTATCGTGCCATACTCAGAGACGCTTACATTTGTACCGTCCACCAAGATGGTCAACTCTGTTGCGTAGAACTTGTTGTCCCCTGCTGTGGTCTTTGATATTGAAACAATATACTTAACCATACGCCACTCTGTGGCATCAAAGTTATCAATTATTGTGGCATTTTCAATACCATAAATTGTATTTTCATTATTACCCATTGATCCAAGATCTGTCGAACGGGCTGATGTTGAATCAATTAAATCTTCGTAGTCCTGTTGTGTAGGACGATCACCAGTTTGAAACTTGGTCTTTAGTGTTGGGATTGAGATTTTTGCCATGTGCTTATTATAACTCCCTTTTTATATTTTAAAGAATCCAGTTACTAAAACCAATAACTTGTAGTGGAATTGGTGGGGGATTAGAAGCGCTGTATCCTTCAATTTGTATAGATTTAAACCTTACCCTAAAAGGCAAGTCATGCTTAATTGTAACTGTTGGGTTAATTAATGTTATTTGCTTTACAGAGTAGTCAATTGGCTTTATATATTTGGTTTTATGTTGTGGGTTTGATAATGTTGCTCTTGCCATTAATCTGTTACATCTTCAAGAATCTTCATGCTACCCTGAGCAACTGTCCATACTCTTGTAGCATCTGATAACTGAATATCAAAGATGTCTCCAGTTTGTAAAATAAAAGATTCCGAAGAAGTTAGCCAAACAGTAAACTCTCCAACCAAATCATCTGCATCTGCTGCTGGATATAAATCCATAATTAGCGTGGCATCATCTGTAATAATTCCAAGATCTGCTGTATTGTTTGGACGCTTAATCTTCATATTAATAGTCCAATCTGGAATAATTAAGGGTTGTCCTGCATCATCAACAACATAAACCTTAAATCCAGATGTATCTCCACGAACTACAGTCCAAATAACTGTTGGTGGTTTTTCACCTATATCATATGAAGAAGCGGATCCACGAAAATTTGCCATGTGTTGATTATATCATATTAGGCTAATCCAGCCTTCAATGCTCCCCATGTACCGTTGCCTTTTGCCTCAACAATAATTACACCATTTGTGGCATGTGCATATCCAACAATTCCTACTGCACCAGAACCCTCTGCTGGCCTTATCTTTGTCAAACCACCATCTGGTCTGCCAACGTATAGTACATCTCCTGTAACAAACGATGACGTATTTACATTTGCGAGAACTCCAGCAACAACAACTTTGCCAATTGCATTATTGCTTAGTGATGTTTTTAATAAACCTAATACTGGCTTTACTGAGCCAGACGACCATAAATCTTCTGTATAGTGTTTTATTCCAGGAACGGTGTCTGAATAATTAAATATATAAACTGGAGTGCCTGCAGGTAATGTCAAACCACTAATATTTTTAACATCTATTTGTATAATTGAAACATCTATAGATTCTAGTGACTCTTTTACATCTCCCGCCAATTGTTCTAGGTCTCCGTGTACGTTTACTGGGTCTGTAGACCTTGGAAATGCTATCTGAAATTGACCTGATGTCTGATTGGTTGCCATAATATACTTATTATACCACTTTTAAGATATTTGACATGGGTCTGAAATTCATGTTATACTAGGAAGTAACATGACACCCTTTAACAAGGTGTCATTCCGTTTCTAAGGAGGAAACTATGATTACTTTTATGAATAATAATAAGAACATCATTGGCACACTCAGCATATTGGCTATGTTTGCAGTTTGGTCAAACGTGGCTAATGCTTCTGAAAACCGATTAGACGATAGTAAAACTATCGTGCTTGAAGAGACTATTGAGGCCACGCAAGTGGCCAAAAGTGTTTCTAAGGCTAAAGAAGATCAGTTAGAAAAATACAAAAATGCTGTAAATCTATCTGACAAAGACCTTAAAAATCTATTAGCATTAGTGGGTTTTGAAGGTCAAAAACTAAGGGAGGCTTGGGCTATTGCTAAAAAAGAATCTGGCGGTAGACCAATGGCGTTAAACCTTAGTAAAAGAACTGGAGATAGTTCTTATGGCTTATTTCAAATAAATATGATTGGCGACCTTGGTCCTGAACGTAGAGATAAGTTTAATTTAGAGTCAAATTATGAGTTATTTAATCCAGTATTGAATGCTCAAGTTGCGTTCCACATGTCAAGAGGTGGTAAAAATTGGATTGCCTGGAAGGGCATTACTCCAAGAACAAAGCAACTAATGGGTGGATTCCCACAATAAAACACCAGATGGATCCAGGGCTGCTACTTTATTTTTAAAGTGGTTATGCCTTGGATCCATTCCATGTTTTGCAGGCATCCCAATAACGCTATTGGTAGATAAAAGTCCAGCAGACTGACTAAATGCAGAATTTCCAACTATTAAAACCTTAGCAGTTAACATAAAAATAAACGAACTGTATGTGTCCATGTCATTTCTTATTATTACATTTGGGTAT